CCAGACGCTTAACGAGATTTACAAAAAAGCCGTAGACATGGGCGGCGTGTTACCGCTGGTAAGGCGTTTTGATATTCCGGCTAATTTGGCGGTACCTGTGGCCACACCGGAGGATACAGCGGAATGGCACGTTGAAGGCGACGAGGTAACGCCGGACAATAAAAAGCCTACTAATGTTGTGTTTAGCGCCTATGAGCTTATGAAGGTATTCAGCATAAGCGCAGCGGCCCGGACTATGAGCATAACGGCTTATGAATCTTACTTACAAGAAGAATTAAGCCGGGTAATAATGACGGCTTTAGCAATGGCTTGTATTAACGGCACAGGCACCGGCCAGCCTAAAGGATTATTAGCGGCGGGTGTTATAAGCAATAGTCTAGCAAGCCAGCCTAAAAACTATGCAACATTTACAAAAGCGTTGGCGGCATTGAAGCGCGGTTATAGTATGGGCGCGACATGGGCCATGAATAACACCACGTTATACAATGGCGTTATGGGTATTACTGACACTATGGGCCGGCCTATATTCAACGAAGCCAAAGACGGAAACGCCGATCGGATTTTAGGAAAGTCCATTGTCGTTGATGACTTTATACCGGACGATACTATCATCCTGGGCAATTTTCAGTATTACGGTATGAACTATCCGCAGGATATTTTGCTGGAAGTCAGCCGTGACAGCAGCTTTAGGAAGGGGCTTATTGATTACCGAGCTATGGCTGTAGCGGACGGCAAGCCGATAATCAGTGAGGCGTTCTTGAAATTGACTTTGAAAGACTAAGGTAAAGAAAACCAGGCCGGTTATTCCGGCGCTGGTTTTTTAGTACGAGCTTCAACATCACTTTTCATAAATAGTTTATTGGTTGGGTAAATCTTTATAGTACGGAGCTTTCCTTGTTTCACAAGTTTATCAATGTATTGTCGAGTACAACCGAGCATTTCAGCGGCTTCATTCGTGTTGATGATGTTTATTGACAGGTAATCAAGCAGCTCCTGTTCCGTATTAAAAATATAAATATTAGACACCTGCCTTTAATTGCCTACACACTAACCACAAAACATATAGCCCGTTTACGATGACCGCAATAATCGAAGGAAGCGGCCAACGGATAAGTACGGCAATAATAAAGTTTACAGCTAGAATCATAGTCCAGATTCTACTTTTGTTATTGTTCATAATGTCCAGATGTGGTAAAATATTAGAGGAAGTAAGGGGATTGCTCCCCTTACTCTGCTACTCATGACCGAAGCCATGTTATCACAGCAGTCACGATTGCCGCTATTGCTATGATGCCTTGAATCACCAATTCAATGATTCGGTCAATGGGTAGCTTTTGTTTTTTTTCCTCCCGAGGCTTATATTGCTTTGCCTTGTTTTTTCTTTTACCCATCTTGTTCACCTCCTTTCTGATTAATAGTATACCAAAATGGTTTGCGGTTGTCAACCATTTTTTAATTTATTTTGAGTCGAAAGGCTCTTTTTTATTTACAAGGAAGTGATTACATGATTTTAAAATTAGAAGAAGCGCGGGATATATTAAGGCTCGACGGCTCAGACAATGACGGCCTTATTATATCGTTGCTTAATGCAATGCCGGATTATTTGGAAGTTACGACAGGTTACAAGACCGGCGGGGAACATTCCCCGTTAGCCGTAACAGCCGCGGGATTCCTATTACAGCTATGGTATAACGCAGACGGCACAGACACGGTGAAGCTGCAGCGGACCATCAATAATTTATTGGCGGCGTTGAGCGCGACGACGAGGGGCCAGCTATGAATAAGGACAGCGAATATTACAATCATTCCGGCTATTACGATCCGACAGCAGGCAGAGCTATTAAGAACGCCGATAAGGACATGGAGCCGTATTTCCCAGCCAAGCGAAAACGGAGAAGGAAAAGACAGAAGAATGGCACAGGAATACGCAAAGAGCTTTTATAAAAGCATTGCATGGCGGCGTTGTCGTAATGGCTTCATGAAAAGTAAATGCTTTGTATGCGAGCGTTGCGGCGGCGTTGCCGACATAGCGCATCATAGGAGATATATAACTCCAGAGAATATAAACAACCAGACCATTACATTGAACTGGGATAACCTTGAAGCACTTTGTATCGATTGCCACAACCGAGAGCACACGGCGACCGAGGCAACAGCAACGGGAATTTCATTCGGGCCGGATGGGAATTTAATTTATATCCCCCCTATTGAATGAAAAAATGACGCAATTCCTTGACCGGGATGGGGGGTTTTCTGTACCTCTCCCCGGATTTTTAGGAATTTTTTAGCAGTATGAAGAAAGAAGGGATTATATTGGCTACACGTAGACGGATTTTAGGCGACTTGTCAGGAGTAAAAAAACTTGTGGAGAACTTGCCTGAAGAACAAAAAAGCATAGGTAAAAGCTTGTTTACTGAAATAGCCTTTTTACATGAAACACTTAAAGCCTTGAAGGAACGAATTGACGAAGAAGGCCCTGTTATCGAAACAACAAGCTCAGTAAAAGAGAATCCTGCCTTAAAAGCTTACAATACGTCAATTATGCGATATAGCCAGTTATTGAAGCAGTTAACGGATATTTTACCGGAGCCGCCAAAAGCCGCTCCCTCCGACCCTCTGTTAGACTTTATAAAGGGTGATCCTAAGTGAATTATGTCAAAGAGTATTTAAAGGCGATACAGGGCGGCGCGGTCATTGTCTCCAAGCGTGTACATAAGCAGTATCAGCAGCTTGTAAATGATATTGATAATCCTGGGCGTTATATCTTTGATGAGGAAAAGGCTAACCGGCCAATTGAGTTTATAGAGCGATTTTGCAAGCATAGTAAAGGCGAATGGGCCGGGAAGCCTGTTACCTTGGAGCTATTTCAAAAGGCGTATATAGCGGCGTTATTTGGCTTTGTGGACAAGGATACCGGGTTCAGGCAGTATAGGGAAACAATGTTCTTTTGTGGACGTAAGAACGGGAAATCTACGCTTTTATCCGGTATAGCCCTTTATATGCTTATGGCCGACGGAGAGAGCGGCAGCGAATGCTATTCCATTGCCACTAAGAAGGATCAGGCCAAGCTTGTATTTGATGAAGCTCACAATATGGTAAGGCAAAGCCCGGACTTGTCACGGAATATTAAAAAGCGGAAAACGGATTTGTATTTCCCGGCGACTATGAGCAAGTTTCAGGCGCTGGGGAAGAATAGCGACACTCTGGACGGCCTGAATGCTCATTTGATTATCGTTGACGAGTTGCACGGTATAAAAGACCGTCAGCTATATGAGGTCATGCAGCAGAGCCAGAGCGCACGTAGGCAGCCGTTACTCATTATGATTACCACAGCGGGGACAGTCCGGGAATGTATCTTTGATGATATGTATGTCTATGCATGCAATGTGGTTGACGGTAAATTTCAGGATGAAAACTTTTTACCGATCTTGTATGAACTGGACAGCCGGGAGGAATGGCAAAGGCCGGAAGCCTGGGGAAAGGCTAACCCGGGATTAGGCGTTATGAAGAAGCCCGAAGATCTTAAGCGGAAGGTTGAAAAGGCCAAGAATAATCCGAAGGATTTGAGCGGCCTGTTAACAAAGGATTTTAATATTCGGGATACTGTATATACGGCATGGCTGACATTTGACGCTATTAACAACCAGGAAACTTTCAAGCTGGAGGCTTTCAGGAATTGCTATGCTATTGGAGGGGCCGATCTATCCATTACAACGGACTTAACTTGTGCCACGCTTCTATTGATGGATAAGGACACGGAAAAGCGGTATGTGCATCAAATGTATTGGATCCCCAGCGACAACTTTGAAAAGCGGGTGCAGCAGGACAAAATACCTTATGATATATGGTTGCAGCAGGGATTACTAAGGCTATGTAACGGCAACAGCATAAACTACCGGGATATAACAGCATGGTTTATTGAAATGCTCAATGAATGGGAAGTATCCCCTTTGTGGATTTATTACGACAGCTACAGCGCAAAGTATTGGGTGGAGGAAATGGAAGGATACGGCTTTAGGATGGTACGGTGTATTCAGGGAGCAAGAACGCTTTCATTGCCAATGCAGCAGATGGGAGCGGACCTGCAGGCTAAGAGGATTAATTATAATAATAATCCTATCTTGAAATGGTGCTTGACTAATACAGGCATTCAGACGGATAGAAACGGGAATATAGTCCCGGTAAAGAATCAGTCAGCTAAGCAGCGTATAGACGGCACGGCCTCCATGCTGGACGCTTATGTGGGCTTGCTGGACCACTACCAGGAGTTTATTCAGGCAATGTAAGGGGGATGAAGTTGTGCCGCGCGGAAGGAAGAAGTTTACCAATCTGAAAGATAAAAAGGTTAGATTGATCGGCTATAAGTCAGGCCGAACGGAAACAGGAGCGCCCACGCAGGTATATTATGATTTGTGCGGGCCTGTATGGGCGAATTACCGCAGCTTGTCAGGGAGTGAAATATACTTTGCTAAACAGGCCGGGAGCCAGCAGGAGGTTATATTTACCGTTAATTGGCGCAGGGATATTGTTGCCGGGATGTATGTGCTGTATAGGGATAAGGCGTATAAAATCGGCTACGTTGACGATCTGGAAGGGTATAAGAAGGATTTAAAGCTGTATTGTGAAACGTCGTCAGCGGTGAATGCTAGTGTTTTGAAGGGGATACTTGAGGCGCTCGAAGAGTGAAAGCTCATTTGACATTAAGCGGCCACAGGGGTATAATTAAGATACAAAAAGGGAGTGCGCTAACACTCCCCTAGCACAACCGCTTTAAAGGCGGCAGGCTTGCAGGTATTATAAAAAAATAACCGCTAACCTATTGCACCAGGGGCGGTTATTTTTTTGTCTTATCGGTTACGATTACGACAACGAGCATTCCGAATGCAATCATTAGTGAAAGTGCTTCGTATGTACTCATAGCATCACCTCCCCTCACGAGGAAGTCAAGCCTACCACCCTTATGCTTTTGTGCTTGTGGAATTATACATTATTCGCTATTGGTTTACAAGGCTCCCGAAAGGGGGCCTTTTTTGTTGGGATGAAAATTAATTCTTTTATATGACGTGATTAATGTGACTGACGTGACAAATGTGAAAAAAGCTTAGAAACAAAAGCTTTTGGAGTGTCACGCATAAAACGTTACGAACGTGACAGACGTGACAAAACTATGTAGGTTTTTACTTTTGTCACATTCGTCACGTTGGTCACATTATGAGCGTGACAGCTATAAGTCTCTTAAAATCAAAGCTTTAGGTATTCTGTCACATCTGTCACATTAGTCACGTTGGTTTATTATCTGGAAAAAAGTCTTACAACCTCTTGACAATATACAATGTAATGTTGTAATATTGTCGAAGGAGGTGATTTATGGAAAAGACCATTAATTTCAAGGTCGATGAAGAATTCTATAAGCAGATAAAAGTTAAAATTGCCTTAGAGGGCAAAACTTTAAAAGACTATGTTATTGAGCTTATAAAAAACGATCTTGAAGACAAATAGAAACAGCCCGCTTTGTAGTTTGGCGACCACACGGACTGTTTCACGCAACCAAAAATAATTGGTTAAATTTATTATAACCTCTTTATTTTGGTGCGTCAAATTCAAAATAAGGAGGTTTTTTTATTGCAAAAATCCACAGGAAATGTAATTAACGATTTAAACGGCATTGTGGAAAGTCTCAACGAGGTAAATGTTAAGCTGGAGGGCTTCAAGTACGAGGCTCCAAGCCGTCATGCTATTAATGCCTTGGAGGACATTCTGCATAAGCAAATAGCTATTATTGAGAGCGCAACGCGGCATCTAACGGCTAAGGTTGCCGAGTAGAAGAAATTTAATTAATGCCGAACTAACACATTGTATAAAAAAGGAGCTGACTATGTGGCAAAACGCAGAGCAAACGGTGAAGGATCCATATTCCAACGTAAAGATGGACTGTGGGCGGCTCAGTATACCGATAACACCGGGAAGAAGCGGACGCTGTACGGGAAAACACAGCAGATTGTTAAGAATAAGCTGAAAGAGGCTATAAGGGAATCGGATAGCGGCATGATGGTGGATAAGAATAAAATTACTTTTAATGCATGGATGAAGGAATGGCTGGAGGTTTATGTAAAGCCTACACGCAGAAAAAATACGTATGCTGGTTATTATTGTAGGATCCATGACCATATAATTCCCGCTTTTCCTAAAGTGCTACTAAAAGATGTCAGGACTGATATGTTGCAGAAATTCATCAACGAAAAAGGAACAGGCGGCCGGATTGACGGAAAAGAAGGTGGATTGTCGACGTCTGTGCTGCACAGCATGAAAATGATTATTTCAAGTGCGTTAAGACAGGCAGAAGATAATAATTTGATTTCTATAAATCCGGCAAAAAAAATTAAGATGCCTCGGAAGGTAAGAAAGGATGTTTCAATGCTAACAAGGGAAGAGCAGAA